GGTCAGGCTCAGTTTGAACAGATAAGTGCGTGAAATGATGAAGACGGAATCAAAACAAGTACGGCGGAAGGCGTGGGACGCGAAATACGCAGCGAAGCGCGTACCGCAACGCGTTCGAGCGGCACATGCACGGTACCGACTCAACCGATACGAGCTCTCGCAGGAGGCTTTCGCCTCGATCCTGACCCAGCAAGAGTGGCGCTGCGCGATCTGCAGCATCGAACTCGTTGATGGTCACTTCGTTCGCGTCGGCGACGCGGTGATCCTCAAGCCCGACGATTCGCCGGTGCGTGCGGGATGGCATCGCGATCGCGCCTGCGTGGACCACGACCATGAGACCGGCCGTGTGCGTGGAGTCCTGTGCACGATCTGCAATCGCGCGATCGGCCTCCCGCAGGAGAGCGCCGAACTGGTCGAGCGCGCCGCTAAATACCTTCGCACCGACGTAGATCACCGCGATCCGGACACGAAGAACGGATACCGCGATGTGCTCTCGAAGCGCGCCGCGGATCGGAAGACCAAACGCCGCAAGAAGTCGCGAAAGGATCCATGACCTACAAGTTCATCAATCGGACGCTTCCCGGTTCGCCGTTCCTCGCGGACTACGACTGCGATGCGTGTGGGCGCTTCGAGCTGCTCACGACGCGCGACGAGAACGGGGATCCGCCCGAGGATGTGCCCTGCGAGACGTGCGGCCGCCCATCGCAACGCGTCCTGTCGACAAAGATCGCGAACCCGGCCTTCATCCCGACCGCGATCAACGAGCCCGGTGCGTCGCGGCACGATAAGCCCGATCCGCGAGCCCTCGACACGCGAGATCTCGCCGAAGGCAAGCTCACGAAGAAGGAGTGGCGCAAGAAGCAGGCGGAGATCACGAAGGCCCGGCGGCATGCGAAACGGATCAAGGCCGGGCGTGCTGTGAAACGGATCCAGGTCGACTCGGCAGGTGTGAAGTGAAGCACTACATCGACGACATGTTCGAGATCACGTCATGGATCGATCCCGACAAGATCTTGCCGCCTGTGGTGCAGCTATCGGTCGACTGCGGCTGTAGTGGGTCGGCGCATCTGACTGCAGAGCGTGCTCGGGCAATTGCGAGCGGCTTGGTCGCCGGCGCCGCGGCGATCGAGCCATATCAGCCGGCTGGCATCGGCGAGGACGCCGACCACGCGGCGCTCGTCGCCTACCTGCTGTCGGCGGTGCGGCGCAAGGACTGGCATGCGGTCAGCGATGCGGCGAACGACCTGCGTGTGCTCGAGGCGAGCCGCCGATGAAGGGGACCACCGAGATCAAGTTCGACGAGGCCAGCGGGAATGTGGTGTTGACCATCACCACGCCGAGCAACGGCATGACGTCGGTCAACGACTACTCGCTCAAGCAAGCGCTGCAGCTCTACGCCGCCCTCGCCGCGGCGATCGAGCAACAGAAGCGGCAGGCGGCGGAGCTGATCGCGTGACCGACGTCGCCACGATCCGGCCGATGACGCCCGCCGATCGCCAGTTCGTCCGCTCGGGCTGGTCGGCATCGTATCGCACCGCTCGCGATCTTCCGCTGATCCCGATGAAGGGCTACGCGGATATCATGCATCCCATCATCGACAGCTACCTCGACGATCCGCGAGTGCAGACGCTTGTAGCCGCCGGCGACCTGGGCGTGCTGTTCGGGTTCGTGTCGGTGGACCCTCGGCACTACGTGACCGAGATCCGGAACGAGGACCTCGAGCTCGCTGGATACGTGTACTACCTCTACGTCGCGGGGCCATTCCGCGGTCGGCGGATCGCGAAGCAGCTCCTGGCCGCGGCCGGCATCGATCGCACCGCCGCCTTCGGCTTCGCGGCAAGCACACCCTGGAGCCGGAAGCTCCGCAGCAAGATCCCGTTCGCCGAGCTCGACACCCTGCGCGCTCGATTCCTATCGATGGAGGCAACATGACCGACACCGCATCTAAATCGAACGACACCGCGGCCAAGCCGCAGCTCACCCGCATCCCGCTCGACGCGGTGTGGTTCCCGGCCGAGGAGCCGATGGATCTGCCCGGCGGCAACGCGATCCAGCCGATGCTGAACTTCGGCCTGCCGAAGGTGAAGGGACGCCAGTACTTCTTGGGCTACTTCGTGCCGAGCTATCAGGTCGTCGATATCGAGTGGTATCGTAAAGAGGGTGACGAGGCGGAGTACTTCTCCATCCCGATGTCGGCCGTGAAGAAGATCAAGCGGAGCTCGAAGAAGGCGTGATCGATGGCGCGGCCGCGGCTGCAGCGAGACGTCGTCGTTACGACGATCGTCAACGCACGGCCGATCCGCAGCGCTGGCGCTCGGTCAGACGTCGACATCAGCGTCGACACCGTCACGCGGTGATCGACTTCCTGGGGGGCGAGTGCGAGCGGTGCGGTCTTCGCGACGTCCGCGGACTCGTCATCATGCAGGAGCTCGCCGAGCGGCACTCCGAGGATCAGCTCTACACGCTCGTGCTTCACGAGCCCGAGGTCGCGCGCGAGACGCTGCGCGTGCTGTGCGCGACGTGTCGGCAGATCGAGCGCGCCGCTCACCAGCCGCCGGCGTCGCCGGAGTGCCAGCCGTCGCCATCTCCGCCCGACCAGCCGTCGGATCCGTCGCCGTCGGACCACGCATCCTCGGATCGCGGCAGCAGCGGCGATCGCCGCGCCGCCGGCGCCGCGGATGTGCCCTCGGACGGCGTACCCTGGGGCTCGGACTTCTGAAACGCCGGCAGTAGCGCCCCGACGGCGATCCGACCGTAGAGCCAGGCGTCGCACGCGTGGTTCGCCTGCTTCGGGTTCTCGACGCGTCGCCCGTTCGCGTCCATGACCCACTGCAGGCTCGACATCTCGGTCGCGAGCGCCGAGCCCTTCATGATCCGCATGTAGCCATCGAGCAGGTCGCCGCTGACGGTCTCGATCGCCGGGTCCTTGTACTTCGGATGCTTGTCAGCGCCCTTGATGACGATGCCGAACTCCACGCGCATCTCGTCGACAAACCGATCGCCCTGACCGGAGAGATCCGCGACCATGAAGTCGGGCCAGCCGAGCTCGCCGATGATGCCGGCCGGCTTGGAGATGTCGAGCTCGGGCCCGATGAGGAGCGTCGCGATCGCGCGGGCGGACTGCTTCGTCTTGTAGTACTCGCCGATCTGCCAGATCGTGCGGTCGAGCTCGTAGCGGAAGCCGAGCGCCTCGAGCGCGAACGCATCCTTCCATCCGACGTCCATCGACAGTCCGTAGCCCCAGGTCCTCGAATCGAAGCCGGGCGGAAGCTTCGCCCACCGTGTCGATCCTGGCGTGATGATCGGCGACCACTGGTTGTGCTCGGCGCCATCGTCCTTGTACGCGCGATAGGCGTAGACGTGCGTCGCATCGTCCTGCGCCCACTGACCGAGTCCCTCGCGCAACCATTTCGGGTTGGAGTCCGACCAGCCGTTCGACGCCTTCAGCTGCAGCTTCTTCTCCCACAGCCGTTGCAGCGCAGGGATGCCGGCCTCGGCTCCCTCCTTCGCGCTCCACGCGTGCGAGGACCACTTGTTCCAGTCATCGGGGTATTCGTCGCGTTTCGCGTACGGGCGATGCTGTGGTTCCTCGGACCCCGACGCTCCGCGCGTGACCTCGTAGAAGAGTCCCTCGAGCGAGTAGCCCGGCGTGCCGAGCAGGACGAGCGCGCCGACGAGGCGGGGGCCGATGATCTCGTTGACGAGCCGCGCGAGCAGATCTGTGCGGGCGAGACCCGACTCGTCGATCGCGATCTCGTGGAACGTGCGGCCGCGAAGCTTCTCGATCTCGTCGCGCTCGCCGAAGCCGTGGAGCTGCAGCACCGAGCCGTTCGCGAACGCGAACTCGAGCCGCGTCTCGTTCGAGTGCACGCGATCGTCGAGCCCGAGATCGTGGATGAGGCCCTTGAACTCGGCCCACACGATCGCTCGCGCGTGGTCGCGGGTGTCGGTGATGTAAAGGCATTGCGCGCCCTTGCCCGTAACCTCATCGCCGCGCATCAGCACGAGCAGGAGGCGGATCAGTTCGGCGAACGTCTTGCCGGTGCCGCGGCCGCAGAGGAGCGAGATGAAGCGCGCGGGATCGAGAACGAAGTCGCGCTGCGGCGGATGACACTGCGCGAGCAGGGTCCGCTCGGCGGCCGCGATCTCGTCGAGCGAGAACGGGCCCTCGACCCATTTCCGCTTCGGACCCGCCAATCGTCAGGCCTGCATCGGTGCGTACGCGCCTTGATTGAACGCCTGCACCGGCGCGCCGGCGGGGAGTTGCATCGGCGGCATCGCACCGGGCGGCATCTGACCTGGAGGACCGGGCGGCATTCCCGGCACGCCCGGCATCACCGGTTGTTGCATCGGCGGCGGTGGATTGAGGATCCCCGCGCAGGTGTCGATGAACGAGGAGAGCCCTTCGAGGACCTCCTCGGGCACGTTGTCCTGCGGTTGGATCAGCAGGTACTCGCGCTGCATCATCGTGATGCACATCTGCAGATTCATGTACGGCTCGGGCGTCACGCCGGTCTCGCCGTCCTCGATCCGCTCGATGACCCACTCGACGCTCTCGATCGCGGCGTTGTAGAGGCTGAGGATGCGGTCGATGTCGGGGTGCTGGACGAGCTGGCGCGCCTCGTCGAGTGAGACGATGCCGGCCTGCGCGAGCTCGGTGACGCGTTGCTGACGACCGGCCGGCGTGTTCGCGATCGCGCTCGCGACCTGCATCTCGTACTTGAGATCGTCGAGGTTGATCTTCTTCCACTTGAGCGTGCGCGCCGGCGAGCCGCCGAACTTGCTGTTGTGGACGAGGTCCGGGACCTTGTCGGCCGGCAACTTCTTGCACATCGCGATGACGAGCCACATCGTGTCGAGGACGAACTGCTCGTACGCGCCCTGCTGGATCGAGAACCGCTGCGAGTGCGTCTTGCGAACCTCGCGCACGCCCTCACCGCTCTCGATGCCGCCGGGCACTTGGCCCGCGGACATCATCGCGTTGACGCCGGTCTCGCGCTCCGCGCTCGCGCGGATGCGATCGACGTCGTTGTACGTCTCCTGCCCGACGGCCTGGTAGTCGACCGATTGCGGAGGCGCGGTCTTGTAGGCGCCGGCGGTGATGCCGACCTGCGAGAACGTCTTGAACGAGAGGTTCTTGTCCGCCGTGTGCACCCAGACGATCGGGTTCGCCTTCTTGTTGAGCGACTCGGTGATCTGCCAGTTGCGGCGGTTGAGGTTCGCCTGGTGCGGAAGGATGTACTCGGCGAGCCCGTGGCCATAGAAGCCGAACACGGCGCGGTCCCAGTCCATCGAGCTGAACGGGAAGTAGTCGTCCTCGTACTCTTCATCGAGCAGGTCGACGCCGTGGATGCAGATCGTGTGGCGACCCGGAACGTGGTTATCGTGATCGATCGGACCGATCGGCAGGCGCCAGCTCTCGATCACGACGATCTCGTTCTTGTGCGCGAACGGGCGATAGCCGGCCCACTTGCGCCAGTCGCCCATCGTCTGCGCCTTCGAGATCTCGACTGCGAATTCGGGGAACTCCTGCGCGAGCAGCTCGCGATCGTAGAACTCGCGAAAGTGGAGCTGGCGCGGCTTGCCGTCGCGGCACTCGAGCTCGTCGACCACGATGTTCTCGACCGGGACGGGGCGAACGTTCACGCAATCGAACTGATCGATCCAAACCTTGTTGAACGCCTTGCCCTTCAACGCGGCGCCGGTGCGAAAGCCGTGCTGGCACTTCGCGATGACGTCGTAGTAGGCCATCGCCGCGTTCGAGTACTGCTCGAGACGCTGGGCGTTCTGTTGGCGTGTGAAGTCGGCGTTGTCGGTCTCGACGCGAATCGAGAGGTCGGCGTCCGCGACGTTCGCGGTGACCGTGTCGATGCCCTGGCGCACGAGGTTGTCGGTGACGATCGATCGGCGCTGGCCGATGCCATCGCCGTACGTCCTCGTGCCGCTCGACATCGACATGCGGTTCGTGCGCGGGTTTTGATCGACGAGCGCCTCGAGCCGGAGGCACTTCAAATAGAACCAGCTCTGCAGGTTCTCGACGGCGCGGACGTAGCTGATCACCTGCTCGTGGACCTTGCCTTCGTCGGCGTTCCACCAGGTGGAGGCGGGCTGCGCCCCCGGTTGTCGTACTCTCATCGCCGCTCCTTCGATAGGTCGTCAATTTCCAGCGTCGGAACAAACCCGCTCGGATAGGCGTCCGGGTCCTCCCAAGGGCTCGACGGCTCGGGCCACTTGGGCTCCTTGTCGTCGGCCTCGTCATCGGCGGCCGCCGGTACCGGCTCCGCCGCGGCGAAGGTCGCGGTGCAACCATCGACGCCGATCGCGAGAACACCCTTGCTTCGGAGCTCGTCCGCGCGCCGAACGACGCGGTCGATCCACTCGTCGAAACGATCGCTCACGCAATCACCCTAGTCGCGGGCGATTGGACGCTTCAGGCCTTGACTGTCCGTGCGCGAGAAACACGTACGGACGAACGAGCCGAGCATTCCGAGAATGCAGACGCGTAGGGTGAGGGCGAATGGGTGACACGGCAGAAGCACAGGCTCCCGCGGCCGCTCCGGTAGTGGCTCCCGTCGTGGCGTCGCCGGAAGAGCGACAGGCCGCGCTGCTCCGCGATCGTGACGAGGCTCGAAAGGCCCGCCGCGCGACCGCGATCTCGAAGATCCACGCCTCTCACGCCGCGGCCGCGGAAGCGCCCGTCGAAGAGGCGCCCGAGCCGATCGCGCCGGCAAAGCCCACGCTCGCGCCTGCAAAGCCGACCGAAGCTCCGAAGCTGGTCGCCGAAGTGAAACCGACGGACGCGAAGCCTGTCGAGTCCGGCAAGACGGACTCGGCCGCGGATGACGCGGCGACGCAGCGCGGTCTCGCTCAGATCGAGCGCGCGCGGAAGAACTTCCTCGACGAGCGATCGGCGAAGGAAGAGGAACTCTCTCGCCGCGAGGCGCGCATCGCTGCGCGCGAGAATGATGTCACCGGTAAGGTGTCCTCGATCGAGGAGCTCAAGAAGCTCCCCCTTTCGACGATGCTCGACCGGCTCGGCCTCGATGACACCGCGCTCGTGCAGCTCTCGCGCGAGAGCTACTACCGCACGTCCGAGGGCCAGAAGAATCCGTCCGCGAAGCAGGCCGTCGAAGAGGTTCGCCAGCGCTCGAGCATGTCCACGCTCGAGCAGCGGGTCGAGGCTCTCACGCGCGAGCTCGCGGAGACCAAGGAGTCCGCGATCGCGGCGCAGCGACTCGTGTTCCAACGCGAGCACGCGAACGAGTGGGTCGAAGGCGCGCTCAAGGCGGTGCCGGCCGACAAGCCGTCGCTGTTCGCACTCCTGCAGGCGAAGAATCCACGCGAGGCACGCAACAAGCTGCTCGCGATCGGCGGCGAGCTCGAGAAGTCGGGCGGCGGCGAGGCACCGAACGCGGCCGAGGTCTTCGCCGAGTACGAGAAGCGTCAGCGCGAGCTGCTCGAGTCGCAGGGCATCGATGTCGAGCGCCTGCTCGTCCCCGCAGCGCCCGCGAAGGCCGCGGCGCCGGCGCCGGCGGTCAAGCCCGCGCGTACGCTCGCGCCAGGCTCGACGCAGATCGTCCGCCCCGAATCGGTCCCGACCACGCGCGAGGAGCGACGCACGAATGCGGTCGCCAAGATCCGCATGCGGCAACGGCAGACCGCCGACGAAGTTCACTGACCCGGCGCCGAGCGCCACCGAAGACCGAACACGCTGAGCCCGAGAGACCAAGGGCACGTCCGCACAACCGAAGACCCGTAACGGGGGCGACTGAGTCGCCTCACGGAGTGCTGCCTCATGTCTCTCGTCACCGACGTTCAGCAATATCTCAAGGATGTGTTCGCCACCGGCTACGCCGACGAGTCGACACGCATCCACCCGGGCCTCGACCAGCTCTCGATGCCCGACATCATTGGGTTCGACTACAAGTACCTGATCAAGATCGCCAACTCGCAGGCGATCGCGATCGGCGACGACAACCTCGCGGCCGCGCAAGCGATCGCGGTCGCCGGCGGCTCGAAGTCCAAGCGGTTGACGTTCAACCCGTCGATCATGTCCGGCGAGGCGATCCTTCCGGTCACCCAGCTCGAGATGGCGCTGCGCGGAAACGCGTACGCGTTCGGCGAGCTCGTCGAGACCGAGGTCGACGGCATGCAGGACGAGTTCTACACGCGCCGCGGCTTCCAGCTGTATCGCGACTCGTTCGGCAACCGCGGCAAGGTGGCCTCGTTGCCGGGCGGTCAGGTGATCGGGTTCGTCGACCCGCTCGACGTCGTGAACATCCAGGTCGGCATGCCGCTTCGGTCATCGGTCAACGCGAATGGTTCCGCGCCGCGCGTCGGCACGGCGACCGTCACCGCGGTCGACATCGACGACGGCCTGATCACCGTCGATGCCATCGCCAACATTGTTGGTCTCGCGGTCAACGACTTCCTGTTCGTCTCGACCGAGCTCAGCCAGCTCGCGCTCGAGGGCATGGGCCTGTCGACGCCGCTGATCGCGCCCGTCGCCGGCGACTCGTTCCGCGGCCTGGATCGCTCGGCCGACGTCTCGCGCCTCGCGGGCTCGCGCCTGACGGCCGCGCAGGCGACCGGCACGCTCGAGCAGAACCTCATCAAGCTGATCGCGAAGATCCGCATCGTCGGCGGCAAGTGCAACTACGCCGTCATGAACTCCGACCGCGCGCAGGAAGTTCGCACGCGGCTCGGCGCGAAGGTCCGCTACAAGGACGGTGGCGACGCGACCTACGGGTTCAACACGTTCATGTTCGATGCGCCAGGCGGCCCGATTACGGTCGTGGATGACCCGGATTGCACGTCCACGGCGGCATGGGTCGGCAACACGGCGTCGCAGCAACTGCCGACGCTCGACGCGCTCGTTCGCATCGACGAGAGCGACGGGAACTGGGCCTACAAGAAGCCCTCGAACGACCAGATCGGCGTTCGCATCCGCTCGGTCGCGCAGTACCTGCAGCGCGAGCCGCGCAACTTCGGCGTGACGCCCACCTGATTCGCGAGCAGCGAAAGGAACGAACATGTCGATTCAAACGCAACCCGCTCAGACCGCGGATCCGGAGAGCTACACCCTGCTGCTTCAGCTTCAGGGTGCGGGCGCCGGCGTCATCCCGGTCATCCCGACGACCTCCAACGCGCACGGCATCACGATCGCTCGTACGAGCGCCGGGCTCTACACGCTGACGTTCAACGAGGAACCGGGCCCGAACTTCGAGGGCCTCGACGCGGCGTTCGGCGACACGACCAACCCGGTGACGGTGGCCGGATGGTCGGCGACGTCAGGCGTGTTCACCAAGCGCAGCGCCACCACCAAGGCGACGCTGACGTTCGGCACGCAGAACTCGACGTTCGCGGGCGCCGACATGGCGGTGACGTCGTACGCGTTCCTCCAGCTCTGCTTCAAGTTGGGCGCACCGAAGCTGTAAGCGGACGATGCCGAACCTCGTCCTCATGTCCGATCTGGTCACGCGAACTACACAGCTCGCGGACATGGAAGGGGACGGGTCCATCTCGAACACCGAGTGGAAATCGCTTCTCAGCGAGGGCTACGGCGAGCTCTATGAGGACACCGGCATGGCCGGGCTTCGTTACTGGGAGACGATCAAGACGTTCATTACCGACGGGACCGGCTTTCTCGCCGAGCCCGATGACCAGCTCGCGATCGTCGATCGTCTCGAGCTGGTCACGAACGTCGCGACAGGGAAGTGCCGCCGCATGCGCAGCATCTCTCCGCAAGAACGTGCGCGCTTGTCTGGGCGCGCTGGCCTTCCACGGGCGTACGAGCTCGTGGACGGCCGCTATTTCCTCTACCCGACCCCACCGGTCGGGCAGACCATCACGCTGCGCTACATCGCGCAGTGCCCGAACCTAACCGCGTTTGCGGACGGTGCCGTCGTGGATTGCGTGACGTCGTATGGGCGCCGCTTCCTGCAGCTCCACGCTGCGATCCAGGGGATGGCCAAGTCGCGGCGCGACGCGAGCGACCTCATCCAGGAGCGCGAGCTCTGCCGCAAGGCTCACATCGAGTGGGCCGGCAATCGTGCGTTCAACGATCAGCCGGTGCTCTTCACCGAGGATGACACCGACGGCGAGTGTGTCCCCGATAGCTGGGACTTCTGATGCGCCCGCGGCACGGACAAGCGCGTACGCGCTGGCGGCACCAAACGAGAACCTACTCGTCGTGGGTGTCGATGATTCAGCGCTGTTCGCCCAAAGGCAAATACGCGGGCCGAGTATCGGTCTGCGAACGCTGGCTGTCGTTCGAGAATTTCTTCGCCGATATGGGCGAGCGCCCCGAAGGTAAGACGCTCGATCGCATTGACGGCGCTGGCAACTACTCGCCGGACAACTGCCGTTGGGCGACGCATTCTGAGCAGAATCGCAACCGCAGCAGCTGCAAACTAGAGAGCCACGAGTACGACCAGATCGTCTGGTTGAAGTCGCTTGGCTACTCTCGAAACGCGATCGCGCGATTCTTCGAGGTCTGCCCCTCGACCGTGGCGCAGCATCTGCGACGCGCACAGTGGGGCCACTAGATGGCGCTCGCGATCGCCACCGGCCAGCTCGTTCGACCGACGACCCCGAAGCTCGTGGACGTCGACACCGAGCGCATGCGCCTCGAGTTCGAGCGGAAGATCGCCGAGCTCCAGGACATCGTGCGTCAGCTCGCCGCGAGGGTGACCTGATGTCGGGACTGCCTCGTCAACCGTTCGAGATCCCGTTCGACTCGGGACTGCTCACGCGCGGTGACAAGCGCGCGAAGCCGGAGCCGTCGGTCGAGAACCTGCTCAACATGGAGTTCGACGACATCGGCGGACTGCGCGTCCGATTCCCGTTCGGCGTGACGACATCAGCGATCACGGGTGGCGGCACGCTGACGAACGTGCGCCGGTTCGCCAAGCGCAATGGTGAGCTACTTGCCTTCACCGTCACCGGCTTCTACACGTGGGTACCGGCCACCAACTCGTGGACGTATCGCGGCGATCACCTCGCGGTGATGACCGACGAGCAGACGGTGTTCTCGGAAACCGACGACCAGATTTGCTGCGACCGCGCCGAGCTGAACGGGCAGATCGTCTACGTGTGGAAAGACTCAGCGGCTGGGACGGTGCGCATTGCGGTGACCGACAAGACGAGCGGCGCTGTGATCCAGCCTCCGACGACGGTTGGTGTATTGGCGGCGTGGCCTCGGCTGATCGCGTTGTCGAATTGCGTGATCTTACTGGCGGTCCAAATCGGCCCGACAGCGAACCTCCTTGCGTACAAGATTACGCTGTCGCCGTACGCCATCACCGGCCCGACGATAATGGGTATCGTCGTCTCGTCCCTATACGACGCCTGCAAGATTCCGGGTCGCGATCAGATCTACGCCGCGTTCGATCTCGGCGACACGGGGCCGCGTCACTACAAGATCGCATCCATCGACTCGAGCCTGACGACGTCGTCGGTGACGGCCGTGAATCCGTACGACCCCTCATTGGCCGCTCCGCAAACAATATCAATCGCGATCTCGCCGGATGCATTGAAGTGCGCAGTCACGATCGCGCAGGGCTACGGCATCATTTCGAGCGGTGTCACGAATCCACAGCAGGACGCGAGCACCGATATCTGGACGGTGCCAGGTGCCGGCGTGCCGGCGGTGAAGACATCAACGACGGTGATCATCAATTTTCACCCAGGTGGCGCTGGAGCGTTCATCACCCTGAACAACGTGAACGTGACCTCGGCATTTCGGCTCGTGACCGACGGCGGCCGTTACCGCTGCTATGTGTATTGGACGCAGAACGAAACACCGACGACGATCGTGGGGAGCCGCTGGAACTGGATCGATACGACCGGAGCGATTGGGTTCGCCGCGGCGGCTGCGCCGTCCTTCGTGCCCGGTATGGGGCTCGGCGCTCGAGCGTTCGCGCGTGACACGCACGTCTATCTGATCGGCACGTTCGGCGGGCTCTCGTTCGCCGGATCGGATCCGACCGGCGTGCATAGTCAGCTGCAGAACACCTACTACCTCTATCGAGACGATGCGTTCTTAATCGGGAAGGCCGTCTGGGGTGAGGGCGCTGGATTTCATCCCTCGGGATGGTTGCCGAACGTCAATCTCGACGCAGCGAACGCGACCAAGTATGTCGTCATGGAAGGGATTCGCCGCATCGTCGACGTTGGCTCCAACTCGGTCCTGCCGAACGGACAACCGCAGATCTACGCAGAGCGCGCGCCGCGCGAGGTCGCGTTCGTGTTCGACGACAATCGCGCGCGTCGTTCGCTGCAGATCGGCGAGACGCTATACGTGACCGGCAGCATCGTGCTGCAGTACGACGGCAACGCGTTGACCGAGGTAGGGTTCGCGACTTACCCGTGGGCGCTCACTGCAGTCGCCACCGCCACCGCCGGGCTGCCGGCTGCCGGCGGCTACTCGTACAAGGCGACCGACCGTTGGAACAATGCGGCCGGCGAGATCGATCGCAGCACGACGGCCACCGTCGCGAACCTCACGAGCGCGGGCGCGCTGAAGATCGCCGTCAGCCCCGTGTATCTCTACATCACGCGCAAGACCGGCGCGGCCGTCGAGATTTGGCGCACGGAAGTCAACCCGCCTCCCGGTGCGCCGTTCTTCCTGGTGACGTCGCAAGATCCGAGCACGGCAGGTGCCGATAACGGATACCTGCCCAACAAGCCGACGATCATCGTTCCGGCTGCGTGGCTCGACAACGAGATCGACGCGACCATCGCTATCGCGCAGGCGAACCCGCAGAACGACAGCACGCTCGATTCGCTCGAGCCGCCTGGCGCGTCGATCATCATGACCGACGCGCGGCGGATCTATCTCGCGGGCGTTCCAGGCGCGCCGAACACCGTCTACTACTCGAAGTTCCATCAGCCTGGATTCGTCGTCGGGTTCAACGACTTCCTGTCCTTCGATGTTCCTGCCGACGGCGGCGCGATCGTCGCGCTCGGCTACCTCGATGGCGGACTCATCGTGTGGACCGACACCGCGACGTACCAGTACTCGGGGCCCGGCTATTCCGATACGGGCACGGGTGGAAACTTCCAGCTCGCACGCGTGGTCTCGCCCGAGCTCGGGGCGGTCTCGCAGGACGCGCTGAACTTCAGCAGCGAAGGCTGGTACGTCAAAACGCAACGCGGCTGGTACTTGCTCGACAAGGGCATGAACTACCACTACGTCGGTGCGCCCGTGTACCGCTACGACGACGAGCCAGTGCTCGCGGCGGTCACGATCCCGCAGCGACATCAGATGCGCGTCGTCACCGCGAGCCGTTGGCTCGTGCTCGATACGCTCGTGAATCAGTGGGCCGAATGGACGATCGCCGACGGTCTCGACATGCTCATCGACGCGAACGGTGCGTGTCAGTACCTGACCTCGAGCGGCCCGCGCCAGGAGATGACGACGTGGGACGGTTACGCCGGCATCGACACGTCGCTGCTGTTCTTCGAGGTCGAGACGCAGTGGATCAAGCCTGACGGTCGGCAGCAGGGTCGCTACGTCGTCGATTACGTGCAGCTGCTCGGCGAGTACCGATCGCCCTGCCAGTTCCAGGTGCAGATCGCGAAGGACTACGAGTACACGGCGCCCACCGTCCCCAATTGGCACACGGCGAAGATCTGGACACCGACGCCGGCGATCGATGGCAACGCGCTCGAGGTCCGCACGTCGCCGGTGAAGAAGCGCTGCTCTGCGATCAAGGTCCGCATCAACATCGGCTCGGGGCTCGGCGGGCCGCTACTCGGTCCCTGCGCGCGACTCACATCGCTCACCGGCCAGTTCGCCGTCGAGCCCGGCATCTACGCGGCGATCGGCGCCGGCCAGAAGCAATAAGGAGAACGATCATGGGCGATCTCAATCAGGGCACTCAGGCGGGAAACGCCGCCTACCAGAACAACAGCGTCGGGTCCGGCAATCGCTGGGAGGACATGGCGCTCGGCTGGTCCGGTATGGGCCAGTGGGATCCGACCAACGGAGATCGCGGCTCGCTCCAACAAGCAGCCGCGCAACAGGGCCAGTTCGGGCAAAACCTGCAGGGCCAGTACCTAGCGAATCAGCAAGGCATCAACAGCACGCAAAACATGCTGTACGGCCTCGCGAACGGACAGAACAGCGTCAGCGCCGCGCAGCTGCAGCAGGGCCTTCAGCAGTCGCAAGCGCAGCAGATGTCGATGGCAGCCGGCGCGGCGCCGCAGAACCAGGCGATGGCCGCGCGCACGGCGATGAACAACGCCGGCGGCCAGGCGTCCGGGATGATGGGCCAACAGTCGATGGCCGGGCTGCAGGAGCGACAGGGCGCGCTCAACGCGCTCGCGCAAATGCAGATGCAGCAGAGTGGTCAGAACATGCAGGGCGCGCTCGGCGCGTACCAGGGGCAGAACCAAGCCTACGGCTCCACGCTCCAGACCCCTCAAAAGGGCGTCGGGAACATGTTCGGTGGCGGCATCGGCGGCGTCGTCGGAGCTCTGGCGGGATAGATGTCCGACGATCCGAACGATCCGGCGCTGGACCAGCCGGCGGGCATCCCGCCGATCGATCCGAGCATCAACGGGACGTGGACTCCGCCGTGGCTCTCGCAACAGTCCGGACCGCCTCCGGTCGTCGACACCGGCGCTCCTCCACTGACGCCGGCCGAGAAGTCGGAGATCCAGATCGATAAGCCGCTCGCGGAGAAGACTCCAGAGCAGCAACTCGATCCGACGCTGTCGGCCGCGATCCCGACGGATCAGCAGTTCACGCCGCCGTGGCTCGCAGTGGCGCAGGCCGGCGTCGGCGCTCCGCAGGTCGACGCGGTGAGCGGCGCGCCGGGCCCGAGCTCGGCGCTGAACCCGCAGCAGGCGCAGGACCGGTTCGCGACGATCGCAACGGACCCGACGGCGCCGCTCGACGAGCGCTCGAAGGCGTGGGCGTCGATGACGCCCGATCAGCGCACGAACGCGCTGAACACGACCGACCCAAAACAGCTCGCCGCGATCGCGAACGACGCGATGACACCCCAGGAGCTCGCGACCATCTCGGTGCGCCACAACGCGGCGAAGCTCGACGAGGAGACGATGCGGCTCCACGCGATCTATGCAGAAAACGCGGCGAAAGCGAGACAGGAGGCCGACGCTCAAGCGAAGGCGTCGGCATACGCCGATGCGGAAGCCGCGAAGGACGCGGCGGCGGCCGAGGCTCTTGTCGCGCAAGCGAAGAACAATCCGAACCAACGCAGCGCCAGCCGCACGATCGCGGACGTCGTACTCGCAGGCATCGGCGGAATGGTCTCGCAGTTCACCGGCGGCAAGAATCTCGCGCTCGAGTCGATCCAGAAACGCGTCGAACAAAACATTCAGCAGCAGACCCAGGAGCTGAATCTCGGCTGGAAGGCGATCGACCTGCACAAGAACGCTGTCGCGTCCGAGTACGCGCGGCACGGCGACGTGATTCGCGCGCAGGCCGTCGCTCGGATCGCCGGACTGCAGGAGGCGAAGGACGCGCTCACCACTGACATGCAGAACTACGATCCGAACGGCACGACCGCGCTGTCACGCGCTCAGGTGATCCAGCAGATCGATGGTGTACAGCGGACGGCCGCGAACACGCTCCATCAGCAGAACTTCAAGAACGGGATGGAGCTCGCGAAGGCGCAGACCGAGGCCGCGGCGCAGACCGAGACCATGCGCAAGAACAAAGCCGACGAGTCGCTCGCGTGGACCAAGGAAGGTCGCGAGGGTGCGGCGGCGAAGGCCGTGAAGCCCGATGACGTGGTTCACGATCCGGCGTGGTTCGCGCAGCAGGGTTACAAAACCGTGCCGGCGGTCGCGATGTCGGTGAAGTCGTTCGGCGGTATCACCGAGAGCAATGCCAAGGCTGGCGAGGCAGCAGGCAAGGACATCTCGAACAAGGCCGCCGCAGCGAAGGGCCAGGTTGCCGCTCCGATCCAGGTCGGCACCGCACCGGACGGCACGCCGGTCACGAAGACCACGGTGCTCACGCAGCCAGACGGCACGGCATGGGCCGCGCCCGACAAATTTACCGAGATGGCGGCCGGCGCAAAGAAAGTCGCGCGTATCAGCGATGCGCTAGTGCGCGAGATCAACGAGTGGGGCGGACAGAGCGATATCAAGAAGTCGCCGCACTACCAGCAGATAACGTCGCTACACAAGGATCTGATCTTTGCTCTGCACGAGGCGAAGAAGATCGAAGGCTTTCGACCCGGCACCGGCGAGCAACTAGAAGAGCTGACCGGCGGCGTCGATCCGACGAGCTTCTTCCGTGATGCGACGCCTGGAATCAAGGCGGTGAAACAGAACATCACCGACGATCTAAACGACGAGGCGACGACCGCGCTCTACAAGGGGCCGCGCATCGTCTTCAACGATCTCTCTGCACCGCCCGCGCAGGTCGACACGCCGGCGGACAAGCAAGACAAGGTGCTGACGCAGAACTTCGGCGCGAGCGACATGGACGAGTCGGCACTCGATGCGGACAACCGCGCTTTCACGATCGCGGCGCGCAAGGGCGTCACGACGGCACCGTCGGCGAACAGAGCTGACTACGCCGAGGCGCAGGGGCTGAGCCCGCTCGCCACGCGTGCGCTCGATAACGGCGTGGCCCCGATCCAGCTGCAAGCCTTCGACGACCTCGAAGGCGATATCAAGGGCAGCGACGACGTTGCGCGCGCTAAGGCCGTCGAACGTTTGGAGCAGGTCCGCAAAGGCAGCAAGTCGTCCGCGGTGCGCGCGTACGCGAAGGGGTTGATCGAAGAGGCCTCGTCGACGGTGCTCGAAAACACGCCCCTCGACGTGGAAGGCAAGCGGTAGTGCCCGATCCGACCCCGCCGAAGACTGTTTCGCTGGTCTCGCCAGAAGGCAAGACGACCGATGTGCCTGCGGATCAAGCGCAGTCGTACATCGACGATCAGCACTTCACCGTTCAAACGACCGGAGGACGCGCGCAGTCGAACGTCGACACGACCGTCGCGGAGCATTCGTCCAAGCTGAAGGCGGCCGGGTACGCATTCGCGCGCGGCGTCTCGGGCGGCGCGTCTGACCTGCTGCTCAACGCGGACCAGAAGATCGACGCGCAGGACGAAGAGCAGCTCCACGGCGGCACGTCACTGCTCGGCAACGTCGCCGGTGCGCTCGTGACCGGCGGACTCGGCGCGGGCTCGCTCGGAGAGCACGCGGCCGAGATGTTCAGCACGCGCGGCGCGCTCGCCGCTGCAGCCGGCGACGTCGGCGCGCTCGGCAAGACGGTCGGCGGTGTCGTCGAAGGCAGCATCTACGGAGCCGGACAGGGCCTGTCCGAGGCCGCGCTGTCCGACGATCCGCTCACGGCCGAGAACATCATGGGCCACGTCGGCTCGAACGCGCTGCTTGGCGGCGGTCTGGGCGGCGGACTCTCGTTGCTCTCGCACGGCGTCGGCTCGGTGCTCGAGCGCGCCGGTGGAGCGATGCGCGAGGCTGGTGCCGCGAAGGGAGCGCTGGCGTCGGTCCCCGAGGACCTCGCGAAGCTCGACGAGACTGCGCTCAAGGCGGAGGCCAAGACGGCGGCCGCGGCGCACGAACTCGACAAGGTGGCGGAGGTCAACTCGCTCGAGTCGCTGCGCGGCAACCAGCGCGCCGAGCTCGCGAACCAGATCCTCGACAGCCACGAGGAGCTGCGGACCGCGAAGATCTACCAGGCCGTGAACGACGAGTTCACGAAGCTCGCCGAGACGGGCGAGTCCGCCGGCGTCGAGAAGATCGAGGGCATCAGCCTGGCGAAGCGCCAGCTCGCGGACTCGAACGCCGCGCTCTCGCGGCTGACGAAGCACGAGACGACGTTCGCGCGAGACCCGAGCAAGGCGCTGCAGGCGCTCGAGGATCGCCAGAGCGCTCTCGAGACGATGCAGGAGAAGATGCCGCAACTGCGTAGCGCGCTCGCGGACAACCCCGCCGGCGTCGGGCTCGAGCACGTCGATGCCGCGCTCGCGCAGACCAAGTCGCAGATCGACGCGCTCAAGGCGCTCGACTCCAAGGCGAATCCCGTCACCTCGACCCGTCTGCAGATCATGAAGGCCGGCCCGTCGGCGCGCATGGAGCAGATCGAGGCGGCGCAGAAGGCGCTCGCCGACGGCAAGGATCTCGGCATCGTCGGCAAGGGCGTGAAGAGCATCGCGAGCTCGACGGCGAGCGGGCTCGCGCACCTCCTGCCGATTCCGGGCAGCTCGTTCGCGGCGCACTGGATGGGCGAGAAGGCGGGCGCGGCCGTCGAGTGGATGGGCCGCAAGCTGTCGGGCGCGGCGACCAAGACCGCGGATGCGACCGCTGGTCACGTGTCGTCGTTCCTCGACGTCGCCGCGAAGGCACCGCGCACGCTCAAAGGTCCCGCGGTCGCGACCGCCACCAAGACCTTGTCGACGACGAGATTCGGAGCCGAGCAGGCCGTGAAGTCCGACGACCTGAAGGCGCTGTTCAAGGCGCGATCGAGCGAGCTCAAGCAGCAGACGATGTACGCGCCGCAGCCCGACGGCACGAACGCGGTCGTCATGCGTCCCGAGGCGCGCGCCGCGATGGCGCAGACGTTCGACGGCCTGCGTGCGGCGCATCCCGTGCTCGCCGACAAGCTCGAGACGATCGCCGCGCGTCGCGTGGCCGTGCAGTCGAAGGCGCTCCCTCGCAAGCCCGACGCTCCGCCGGGTCCGCAGGTCGGGCCCGACAAGTGGTCGCCGAGCGATCTTGAGATCCGCCGTTGGGCTCGCGTCGTGCGCGCGACCGAGGATCCGGCCTCCGTCGAGGAGCGGCTCGCGCACGGCATCGTCACGCCCGAGGAGGCGAACGCGTACCGCGAGGTCTACCCGGAGCGCTTCGCGGCGCTGCAGCAGACGATCTTCAACGCGTTGCCGACGCTCTCGAAGACCTTGCCGATGCGTAAGAAGGTCGCACTCTCCATCTTCACCGGCATCCCGATCACGCCGGCGATGCGGCCGGAGATCGTGAAGACGCTGCAGGCGACGTTCGCCGTCGAGCCGGGCAGCGCCGGCGGCACGCAAGCCCCGAAGCCACAGCCATCGTTTGGCAAGTTCGGTTCGATGAAGGACCAAGACAAGCCGACCCCGAACCAGGAGCGTCAGTCATGACTCGATACGTCCAGCTCAATCACGGAACCCTCTACGCCGTCGATCCGATCGGTCCGCCGATCGGCAACATCATCCCGCCGGTGTGGGACGCCGTGAACAACTGGTCCGTCGCGATTCCCGGAGCGGGCACGTTCTTCTTCCCGATCGGCGGCGAGCGCTACGGCGCGATGGTCGAGACGGTCTTCCATTCGCTCTCGCTCGTCTGGAACGCGGCGCTCGCCGGCGTGTTCACGATCGAGGGGACGAACTGCGCGAAGTCGCAGACGGCCAACGACACGGGTGGTCCCGACGTCTCCGACTGGGACACGTCGCCGGCGTGGCAGCAGATCGATATCACCGCGGCCGGGATGCTCTACACGAACATCACCGGAGCAGGAAACACGATGGCGAAGCTCACCGCGACGATCGGCGGCGCGAACGCCGGCGGCGCGCTCTACAACCTTCCCGAGCTCGGGATGCTGCGCATGCGCGGCAAGCTCGTCGCGACGCACAGCGGACAGCTCCGCGTCGCCGCGATGGCGAAGCTCGGATCCTAAGGAGCGCTCGTGCCGTACCCGCACATGCCATCGAGCGGTCATCCGCCGGCCGCGAACCCTGACCAGCGGTTCAAGTACGTGTGCACGGGCACCGAGACCGACACGTTCAACGTTCCGTTGCCGAGCGCGCGTGCAAACACGAACTACATCGCGGTCGTGTCGCTGCTCTTCGGCTCCTCGAGCTCGCAGTACCTCTGCAACGCACCACCGACCGGCTACACGACAACCCAGATCCAAGTCATCGCCGGCGCGGCTCCTGCTGCGGGCGATGTGCTCGGCATCGTCATCACGGACATCGCATGAAGCCCCAAATCATCCGCCCCGTGAGCCGCTTCGCCGCGATCGCGGCAACCGTCGCGGCGACTGTCGCACTGTGCATGTTCCCGATGCTCGAGATCGGGCGGAGCTTCGAGCGACACGACCATCGCACGTCGTTCCCGGAACAGTTCGTCACGCTGGCCTCGACGCTCGAGGCCGAGAACCTTCACGTCTCGAACAGCGTGATCGTTGACGGCGAGACGGACATGAACAGCCTGCTCAACCTCGACGGCAATCTACACTTCAATTCGAACCTCAACACGCTGGATATGAACCTCGGGTTCATTACGAATCTCATGGATCCGACGAACGGATCGGATGCGGCCACGAAGAGCTACGTCGATGCGCACGGCGGAGGTTCGCTCTCGGGCGGAGGCACGAACGGATCCGGCGCACGTTGGACGAGCTCTACGTCGCTCGGTAACGCGTCGTTCGGAGACAGCGGATCAATTCTCACGATCAACGCGCTCGCGGATGGCGTGGCAGTCGACAACACGACGTTCGCGGCGCCCTCCGCATTCGTTAATAACTACGCGTTTCCCGCGAACGCGCGAACAGTAGTCATCGGCGCGAGCGGCGTTGGCGCGGCGGCACTGGTCACGGGCATCGTCGCCCCGACCACAAGCTACCGGCGAATCTCGATCGTGAGCAACGCCGGGCAGTGTCTGTCCGTCTACGACGACAATACGAACAGCACGATCACCAACCGTATCAAGTTGCAGATGAACGCAACCGCGAACGGGTTCCTCTGCAACGGAGGATCGCTGGACTGCATTTATGATCCGAATGCCGGCACGGTCACGCCAGGCCGATGGGTTTGCTCGATCACGTGGGCTCAACAGTCCCCGAGTAGCGTCACGATCAACGGGGCGCTGACGGCCACTGGCAACGTCATCGCGTTGAATGCTAGTTTCGCCGGCTTCATCGGAGCCAACAACGGTGTGTACGAGGGAGCTGCCAGCGACGTGGTGCTCCACACGAGCGATATCATGTACGGCGTCGGCAGCAACGCTGCGTACACCGGCTACATCAACGCAGCCGGCTACAACGAGCTGTTGACTCAGCCGCGCTCGCTCGGCATTGGCGACGGCGAGGGCAGTAGCAGTTCACACCTGATCGAATTTCTCGACGGAGCCACTCGATCGGCTGCATTCTACGGCCACGTCAAAGCGATCGGCGGCATCGCGCCATCGTTCTCCAACGCGCTTTGCAACTCGACGACGTGCACCGACTACGCGGGCACGATCCAGACATCGTCTACGACAATGACGATCACGTTCGGGCAGACGTACACGAACGCCGACGATGCCGGGTGCATCCTGCAGGAGATGGGCGGCACGGTCGTGCCGACGTTCACGACGAGTGCGACCGCGTTGACCGCGACCGTCGTCGTGAGCGGCGTCAAGTACCACTACATCTGCGTGGGGCACTGAGCCGTGACCGACGGCCAGCTCACGGCGATCCTCGCGGCCATCGTCGCGTGCGCCGGCGTCATCGGCGGTGCGATTCGGTGGAGCGTCAAGCGGCTGACCAAGGCGCTCGACGACAACACGTTGAGCAACAAGGCCGACGCCAACGCGAAGCTCGAGCTCGCGAAGGAGATGGCCATCCTGTCGGAACGCATCAACCGCGTGAGTGACTTCGTCGAGGAGCACACGCCGCCGCCACAAGAGCCACCGAAACCACCGAAGCGCGCGGCAACGCCGCATGTACATCCAACACCGGCCGGGCTCGCGGCACGACGGAGATGAGTGATGACCGCACGAAGGTCCGCAACCGCACGCAAGCGACCGGTCGAGCCCGAGGGCGCGCTCGCACTCCTCACCGTCGGCGACATCGACGACATCAAGGAAGCCACGCGCGGCGTCGGCATGCAGCTCACCCGAATCGAGCGCGTGATGCGCGAGCAGCTCGAGATCAGCCGCGACAACAGCAAGCACGCGCAGGACATCGCCGAGAACACCAAGGTCCTGCCCCAGCTCGCGAAGGACATCTCGATGCTCCTCGACGTCCTGGTCGGCAAGCGCACGAACGGCAGCACAGATTTGCAAGCGGCCATCCCGGCCGCGGAAGGAACAGAACCATGAGCGACCAAGCATCCACCCCACCCACCGTGATCGTCACCCCCATCTCCTCGCCGACGAAGCCCGGCTGGCGCACGTCGGAGTTCTGGCTCAAGATCGCAGCAACCACGCTGTCGGCGTTGTTTGCCAGCGGCCTCATCACCGGCAACACCGCGCTCGCGATCGCCGGCATCGCCGCGGCCGAGCTCGGCTCCTTCGGCTACACCGTGATGCGCACCAACGCGAAGGCGGTCTGAGATGTGGAAAGAACGCCTCGGCGTGACATTCCTCGTCCTGGCCGCGCTCGCCATCCCGGTGACGGCGGGTATGTCCGCCTGCGCGGCGACGAGCCGCAACAAGACGCTTGTCGCCGACGTCGCCGTGCTCGATGCGGCCGACGCTGCAGCGACGGCGTACGAGCACCAGCACGCCGAGGCGACGATCGCCGCCGAGAACGGTCCGCAGCTGCAGGCCGACATCGCGGCGTTTCGCGCGAAGATGGACAAGGTCCACGCCGACATCGACGGTGGCTATCGGCTCGCGGCGAAGGCCGGCGCGGCCAACGATTCGCCGTCCCTCACCACGCTCGAGGCCGCGCTCACCGCGCTGCACACCGAGCTCGTCACGATCGGAGTCCTCAAGTGAACGCCACCGAGCTGATCGAGGTCCTCTCGGCGGCGATCGCCGCTTACACGGAGATCCGCGCCGACCTGCAGAGCGGCGTCATCACGGCCGCCGATGCCGAGGCGAAGATCGCCGTGCATCACGCCGCGCTCGTCAGCGCGCGCGCGGCCGAGGATGCGGAGATCGCGGCGAAGGCCACGCCGTGAGCGACCCGCGGCCCGTCTCAGCGTCCGAGGCGGTCAAGCGCGCGCTGTCCGTCGTCGGCGTCGGTGGCTCGTACCAGCTCGGTACGGGCGACTATCGGCCGCGACTCAACGGCGACCAACTGATCGACGTGCCGTGGACCGAGCGCGAGAGCGACCACGCGATCGGCGCCGACTGCGCGGGGTTCGCCCTGTCGTGGTGCTGGAAACTTCGACGTCACCGCCCCGGCTACAACAAGGGCGGCAAGTTCGACGTCGAGGACGACGTCAACTGCAACAGCGCGATCGGCGACGCCTTCGGTGCGCGCGACCTGTTCGAGCTCGCCTCCGGCATGCCGAAGCCGGGCGACCTGCTTTGCTACCCGAGCTTCTACCTGAAGAGCGACAGCGGCACGCAGCTGCACTTCATCGGTCACGTGGGCATCTGCGTGGGGACCTCGCACGTCACCACGTGGGACCCCGCGAGCCCGCGCTACGACCTCCTCGACGTCGCGCAATGCAGGGGCCCCGACGGCAGGGCCCCCGGCGTGATCTTCACGGACGGAAGCATCTGGCAGCACCACCGCGATCAGTGGCCGAAGCCCGAGCACACGGTCTACCTGCTTCGCACGGTCGGCTAGTCGTCGCCGGAGCCGCCGGGCACGCCTTCGCAGTGATGCGGTAGCTTCGCGCCGCAGTCGAGACAGTAGGTCGCTGCCTTCTCGGTGTCGAATAACCGCGCAGCACGCTCGCCGCGATCGTCGAACGTGATCACGCGCCAGCCATTGTGCTGCTCGTAGGGTCCGAGCACTCGCTCGCCGCGCTTCTTCATCATGCGAATGTGCTCCGGAGTGGCGACGCCGATCTATGTCGACGGTCTCGGAGCGGCCATCGGGGCCGCGTTGGGTTCGAAGATGTAGCTGATCGTCTGCTCGTTCAGGGGCGCGTAGATCTTGCCGATGACGATCCACTCCTTGTCGACTTCTACGGCGAGGTACAGATCGTCGCCGATCGAGTAGACGTGGATCGCCTGCGCGTTGGTCTTCATGGCGTTCCCGCTTCCGCCACCACGTACCTCCAATGCGACCACAGCAACGCCGAACCGACGTCCGTGACGTTCTCGGTGTCATTACGATGCGAGCGCTTGTTGACGACGATATCGGCGAGGACCTCGCCGCTCGCGTAGGTGATTCGCATGTCGAAGTCCTCGTCACGCCGTCGCTCGACGTAGAGCTTCGCGCCGGCGAGCTCCGCTCGGCAGGTGTCGCCCGCAAACTTGAAGACGATATCCGGTGCACCGGAAGTGGATACGCAGGTTGATTCGAAGTCGCTCATGGGTCGTAGTCCTTTGGCCTTCTATGTCGGCCGGTTCGAGAAAACTTACGGTCGTTATCGATTTCGAGCGCGGCGGAGGCGCTCGGCATCCTTTCGCACAAGCTCGCGAAGCGCAGCCTCGTCGATCGGCGCCTCGTCCTCGTTCGCCGGCGACGGGTCGCCGAGCGCCTCGAGGAGCTGTCGCGCGAGCTCGCGCGGATCGGGTTTCACCGGATCCTCCAGCGCCACACCGCATCGCCGGTGGGCGGCAAGACCTTGAGCCGCGCGAGAACGAGGATGCTGTCGACGGTGAGGCGGATCATCAACGCGTAGATCCGGCCGATCGCGACGAGGAAGCGGATCACGCGACCAGCGCTCCGAGATGTGGCGCGACCCATATCTCGTTGTTGTCGAGCTCGAACGCGCCGAGCGACGCGAGCAGCAAGGCTCGAAGCAGCTGGTTGCCGATCGCGGTGCCCGCCTTCGGCGGAACAGCGTTGCCGATCGCTTCGCGCCATCGCGTGTGGCTCGTTCCAGCAAGCACGAGGGGCGCGCCGGCGAACAGCGCCGGGAAGCTCTGCAGCACCGCGAGCTCAAGCGTGGTCAGCGGTCGATGCCACGTGCCATCATCGGCGACGATGATCGGGATGAAGCCTGGCGATCGGTCAGGGTTGAGGTCGAGCTCGAGCGCCTCGGCGAGCGTCATCACGCGGTAGCGGTCGCTCGGTGGCCACGTCCGCGGGTCCGCGACCTGGAACGCCCCGCTGTGGATCTTCGCGCCGCTCGTGACCGTCGGCGAAGGTGACGTCCACGCGGTGACGCCAGCGACCTGTTGCCAGTTCTTCTTCTTGCCGTCGGCGAAGCGTGGATCGGCGACGCTGAACTTACCGTTGTTCGGAAGCGACTCGCCCGCGATCGTGCCTGCAGCTTCGTTCCACGCGGTGACGCCGAGGCGACCACCTCCCCATCGTGGATCGGCTACCGCGCCACCGCCCGAGCTCGGCGCCGGTGATCGCGTGATCGTTCCGACCGGTTGCTCCCAGTCGGTGACGCGATCGACGTTGCCGAACCGTGGATCGGCAACAGCAGCGCGCGCGGCGTCGATGCGATGCTTGCCGATCACGGCGGCGCTGGGCTCGTCGAACGAGAGCACGCCGTACGCTCCTGCTCGTGGTGCGCAGCCGAGACCGATCCGAGGATCAGCTATCGACGGAGCTCCACTGCCCACGCGCGTATCGGTACCGGTTACGGTGAGCGCTGGTTGGGTCCAACCGTGGACGGCGTACTTGTTCCAGTGCCGACCATCGCTCGCAGATATCGCGACGCGCGGATCCGCCACGGCGACAGAGGCACTGCCGCCTGGGCCGGTCACGGTCTCGGCGGTCGCGTCCCACGCGGTCACTGGTGCGCGGCGGAATTTCTCGCGTCGCTTCTCGCCGTCGAGCAGCGTGCCGGGGAGGTCGCGCCAGTCGCCGCCGGCAGGAATCAGCGCGAGCCGTAGCCAGTTGCGCCACGACAGCTTCGGTACTGAATGCATCGGGCCGGCAAGCTCGACGTTCCCGGGAATCGGCAACGGACCGAGAACCTCGCCGCAGGCGCGCACGCGAAGCTTCGGTGGCTGATAGACGAATTGTGGAATCTTCGCGCGCAGCCGCCAGAGCTGGAAGTAGCGGCGCCGGTGCTGCGCGAGGCCACCGAGCTCTCCGCAGTCGTGCGTGCCCTCGGCGACCGCGTAGCCGTGCGCCTCGCCCATCGCGATGCAGCGCCGAACCATCGCCTTGCCGCGACTCGCGATCCGCGGAACGTTCTCGACGAAAACGAGCGCCGGCGGTGTCGGCCAGGTCGAGCAGATCAGGAACAGCGCACGCTCCATCAGCGTGTTCATCCGCTGGTAGTGCTCCTCGGCCGCACGCTTCGCCGAGAGCAGTCCCGAGAAGCCCTTGCATGGCGGGGACATCATGATGACGTCGGGTGCGACGGGGCCGAAGAACGCGATCAGATCGGCGGGCTCAAGCGTGTGCAAGTCCGCGCACAGCGTCGGCGCGCCGACGAGCATCTCGAAGTCCTTGCAGGCTAGCGGATCGAAGTCGATGCCGCCGACGGTCTCGAAGGAGGCTTCGTGGTCGCCGACCATCGCGAGCGCTTGCGACGCCCCCAGGCCCTTGCCGCCCATGCCGCAAAAGATGTGCGCGATGCGATAGGTGTGCTTCAACGTCGCGCCCTCCCATTCCGCAGCCGACCCTCGTCGTGCAGCAGATCGAACCGTTCGAGCTCGTGCTCCTCATTCACGCGGCGTCGGGTGACGTTGCCGAGCCACGGGATCTCAGCGCGCGGCATGTTCTCGGGCTTGATGTCACGCTGCATGACCGCGAACCCTTCGCGTGTAAGCGAAGACGCCATATCCGTTGTTCAGCGATGCCGTCCACAGCCAGCATCCGCTCGACGAGGCTGCGACCTTTTGCCAGAACCGCGCAGGGAGTCGCGCGTCTCCGAGGACGACCACCTGAGTATTGGTGATTCCACTCATCAGAATGCCTCCTCGGCGCGGATCGCTTCCGCTTCGGTGGTTCGTCCGTCGAGTTCGGCGTCGCGCGCCACGAGGTTCACCTCCGGCCAGTGAAGCGTGACGATCGTCGTCGCCCACTTCTCGGGCCCGAGGTTGACGGCTGCGGAACGCCTCCAGCGCGTGGTCTCGGGTGGCGTCTCATCGGCCACGTGAAGACCGAACTCGACCGCCCAACGACGGACGGCGGCCTCAGCCCACGGGGCTGACTCGAGGTCGATGCTGGCCATGCATCCGTACACGTTGACGCCCGTGATCGTGTCCAGACGTCGCCGCGATTCGAGCAGCCTCCCGAGGCCGATGGTCAGCTCGGCATCGCGCCGCTCGCTGAGTCCCTCGGCAAGCTCGTCGAGCTCTGGCTGGTTGAGCGCGATCGGCATCGCCTCGCCGTCATCCGAGACAACGAGGCGGCCGATCACCGACGCGTTCCGTCCATCGAGGACGTCGGCGATCTCGGAGCTCGACGCGCGGCGAAACGAGCCATCGCTCGACAGGAGATAGAGGGTCTTCATGGCTCTGCGGTCTTTCGGATCGCGGCGACGCGGCGCTTCTTGGCCACGTCGACGCCGATCGTTGCGAATTCCTCGGCGATGTCGGCGAGCTCGATGATGGCTGTGCAGCGCTCGATATCGCGCAGTGCGAGCCGACCGAGCGACTTGGTCGCGACGTCGGAGATCGTGACGATCGTCGCCCGAAGCTTCGCCCGTTCCTCGAGCAGCTTGCGAACCGCGGCGTTGGTCTTCGCCGCGTGCTCGAGCTGTTGCTCTTCGGCGGGCGTCATACCAGCACCTTCTTTCCGTTGAACTCCAGGCCGAGGTCTCCGTCGGGCTCCCAGATGTCGAGCTCGCCGACCGCGCTCAAGTACTCCGGCCACTGCCCGGTCGCCTCGCAGACGTTCAGCCGTTCGATCCACCCGCGGCACAGCATCTCGCCGACCTCGAGCGCGCGATCGGTGACGCGCAGGATCGACACCGGCCACGGCGCGGTCTTCTCGACCGCGACGATGTAAGCGTCGACCGGGCGCTTCTCGCCGATCGTCTCCATCGCCTCGCCGTAGAGCCAGAGCTGCGCGTGATAGAACAGGCGCAGCGCCACCCGCGCGAACTGCGACGGCTCCGACGACACCGCGGTCTTCAGGTCGACCAGGTGCGGGCCGCGCGCGTCCGGCGTCGCCCTTGCCGACTTGCCGACGAACGAGAACTCGATCTTCGATTCGCGCACGGTGTCCTGGCAGAGCAGCCGCATCGCGTGCTCGTTGCGGCGGAGCGCCGTCGCGACCGCCATCGCCATCGCGTGCTCCTTGTCGTTCAGGATCTCGACGATGCCGTCTTTCGCGGCGTCGGCCTGGAAGTCCTGCCAGGCCTTCGTGCGAGGGTCGCGCCGGCCCGAGTACCGACCGATCGTGGCCGGATCGCCGAGAAGGGTCGCGTGCACCGCGGTGCCGAACCGCAGCGCATCGGCTCGCTTCTGATACGCGGAACCGAGCATCCCGAGCCGGCTCGCGATGGTGTCGTCTTGCGGCTGTTGCGCGGCGTGGTGATAGTGCGCCGGCGAGAGCGCCATCTTCTTGAGCAGCGAGAATCGTGTCGGCACGGTGCGCGGATCGACGGCCTGCGAGCCATTCGACTCGAGCTCATCGCGGAGGTCCTCGGACAGGTCGAAGGTGTCGTCGAGCATCAGTCCTCCTTCGGGGCGTCGGGGTCGAACGTGTAGCCATCGCCCGGCGGCGGTTCGGTCGTCGTCTTCGTGTCGGGCGGCGCCGGTGCGAAAGCCGGCTGGTTCATCTGCGGACGCTTCGGCGCGATGCGGATCGCGTCGGTCTCCTGCTGCTCGCCCGTCTTGCGATCCTTGAACCGCGTGCGGACCACGACGAGCTCGACCGGGCCGCGCCACTGCTCGATGACGCCCGTGCCGGTGATCGTCTGCATCGCCTTGCAGTTGGTCGCGTTGAGCGCGAGCACCTTCGGCAGCGCCTTGCCGCTCCGACCCTTGAACGCGATCCACGGCATGTCCTTCTTCTTGTCGCCGTCGGACACGCCGATCACGCCGCTGTCGACGATCTCCATCACGACCGACGTGCGGCCGTTGAGGTCCTCGGCGAACAGCAGGTTCTCGTTCATCCGGCGGTGCACCTCGCGCCAGTGCGTCTGCGTCTTCGCCGCGGTCACTTGGACACCGCCCAGTCCTTGGGCCTCGGACACTCCGGCCAGCTTTCCGAATCAGCCTGGAGGCACCGCAGGATACTCAGTCGATGGATGTCCTCGGGAGCCTTCGAGGGTTTGAACACCCGATGATCTTTCTTAGGGCCGTCGGACGCGAGCTCGTCGAGGTGTCGCGTTCCCGACGTGCGCACGACGGTGCACGCGCCGATCAACTCGTACTCGTCGCCGGCGATCCGCTTCAGCCACCCGACTTTGGTGACCTTGTAGTAGTAGCGGCCGGGCATCTGGATGATTTTCAGTCCTTCTTTCACGTCGAGTTCTCCGATCAAGATTGCGAGCAGGTTGTGAGCTTTCAGACGGGCGTCGGCGTCGGCGTCGGCGGCGGCGGCGTCGTCGGCGTCGGCGTCGGCGTCGGCGGCGGCGTCGTCGGCGTCGGCGGCGTCGGCGTCGTCGGCGTCGGCGTCGGCGGCGTCGGCGTCGTCGGCGTCGGCGTCGTCGGCGACGGCGTCGTCGGCGTCGGCGGCGGCGGCGTCGTCGGCGTCGGCGGCGGATGACCGCCTATCAAAAATCCAGTGGGCCACGCCGAGCCTCGTCGGGTTTTCGCCGTTCGATAAACGGAAGTCCTCCAACACCGCTCGGGCATCCGGATCGCTCCGAAGATCGAGAAGCTGTTGCGGAGGCTCTAGGGCTCCGCGACCGATCACGCGACACCGGCCAGGCCGCGGAGCGTGTCTCGCGCATTGATCGCCTCTCGCGCCTGCTCTTCGGCGTTACGCTTCTTGCCGCGCGACCAACCCTCCGCGACGAGGCGTCCGCGCGTTCGGATCTCGTAGTTGAAGCCCGGCTCGCCGCACATCGCGGTCGGCCGGTAGACGATCGTGTAGGTCTTCACCATGGCGCGTCCTCCGCGAACAGCTCGCGCTCGCTGATCGGCGGCAGGAGCTCCGCGCGCGACAGGAGCAGCGAGAGATACCCGCGGCCCTTGTCGGAGAGCCGGTAGGTGTAGTGGTTGATGCCGTGCCCGAACCGGTCGAGCAGGCGCTCCTTCACGAGACGGCAGACGATCTGGTTGTAGTTGCCGACCTCGTGATCGGCGACGTTCAGCGCGACGTAGATGTCGGTCGACGCGACCCAGTCGGCGCGGCGCATGAAGCGGAGCACTCGAACGCGCGGCATCGCGAGCAGCTCGTCGAGCGGGACGTACTTCTGACCGCGCGCGCTTCGGGTGCAGCGGGCGGTCACGCGCGGCCCCGCAGCGCGGCGCTGATGTCGGCGCGGCGATCGCGAACCTTCTCGATGATGATGAGACGAGCGCCGGGGAGCATCGCCGGCTGCCGGTAGAACGTCGGCGCCCTCGGCCAGTGCCGGCCGACGAACAGGCCGAGCACGAACGAGGCGATCGGCGCGCACATGCCGCCGGCGATGAGTGCGAAGAGGATCATGGAATCTGATCCCCGCCCGGCATGCAGTAGCAGACGCGGGTCGCGTCACGCAGCGCGAGCACGTACGGCGACGAGCCCGGATCGCACTCGCTTCGCGGCGTGCACGTCGGGAAGCAGTGGATGAAGCCGTGCGGATCGGTCGTGCACAGCCCGGCCCGACCGTCGGTGGCGCAGGCGTACAGGTCACCGCCGCTCTCGGTGTCGCCATCGCCGCACGTGATGGTCGATGCGTCCGGCGGCGAGGCGTTGTCGCCGCACGCGACGAGGAGCGCCGCGATCGTCAGGATTGCGATCACGGCGCGCGCTCCTGCGGGACTTCGATCACGACCTTGCCGTCGTCGTCCCGCTTCATCAGCCGCGCCTCGGTCTTCACCAGCACGCCGATCGTCGTGGTGACCTGGGCGGCGGTGGCGCGCACCGCCTCCGCGAGCTCGTCGAGCCCTTCGGCCTTCGCCTCCTTGAACTGCTCCTGCAGCGTCTCGTTGATCGCGTACAGCTCGAGCAGGAGCCGAACGGTGCGGCGCGGCGTGCTCACGAGCGAACCTCGATCGTTCCGATCACGACCACCGTCACGCAGTGGAACTGGTTGTCGCTCGGCTGCATCGTGCGGATCTCCTGCACGACGAGCGACGGCTGGTCGCGCATCTAGACCGTGACCGCCTCGCCGAGCACGTCGCGATCGCGGTGCATCGTCGCGGAGAAGATCTTGACGATCGGGACGCGCTTCACTTGTCACCGCCGACGCGCGGTTGCGGAACGCCCGTCGCATCCGTCTCGCGGATGATCGGAATCAGCTGGCGTCGGCGCGGCTCGCGCTCGGCGTCCCGGTTGGCGTCGCGATCAACCTTCTCGTTGATGCGGCGCGATTCGTCGTAATAGAGGTGGTTTCCGTTCTCGTCCTGAGTCGTGAGCATCCAGTATCATTACCTGATACGTATGACACTCGTCCAGTCTCTTTGTATCAGTTCGTGCGACTGGTAGATCTACGCGAGCAACTACGCGTGGTAGCGCTTGCGCGGTCGACCTCGAAACATCAGCTGCCAATCATAGCGGGCGATGATCTGCTGCGCCTCGATGAGATCGCGGAGCCCGCTCTGCACCTCCTCGAACTTCGCCTCGTCGAGTTCGCGAAGCGCCGCGCCTAACGCCGCCCACTGAACGCCGGAATCGTCTTCCATCCTCCGACGCTAGCAACCGGGGCTGACTACTTAGCGCGCGCGGTCCGGATTGGGCCGTAAGATCATGGCAAATGCGTTCTTCTCCTGAATCTTCGCATCTACCAATAACCGCACGCCGGTGAGCATCTCGGCGAAACGAGCTGCGTCGAGCTCTCGCAGCTTGGCTCCAAGCTCGGCCCATTCGGCGAGCGGTGATTCCGCATTCGAGCCGACGAGTGGGCGCCGGCTCTTCGCTTCGATCCTCACTAACTCGTCCTCGACACTGCGCAGCGATCCGATGCTGGCCTTCCCGGCCTTCAGACGGAACGCGGTCGCTCGTTCGATGCCGGCCTTCTTACAAAGCTCGACCCACTCTTGTCCGATGGCGTTCGCGCGCGCGACAACCTCGGCGACCTGCGCGGCCGTCGCGTGATTCTTCGGCACCGCGACGCCAGGGATCTCGCGTGGCTTCTCCATCGATTCCCTGATGGTAAAGCCCGCGCGCGTATCACTTCTGAGACCACCATCTTGCACTCGGTATCAGGGTCTGATACTTGAGTGGATGATGTCTACAGGAAACCGCATCCAGGCTATCCGCGAGAAGCGGGGATGGAGCCGGGCTGACCTGGCGAAGAAGCTCGGTTGCACGCGGATGACCGTATGGCGTCTCGAAACAGGCGAGACGAGCCTACCTGCAGACGAGCTGCCTCGGGTCGCTCGTGTGCTCAAGGCCAAAGTGACCGAGCTGATCGCGTGACGCTACAGACCGGGAGCGCCGAGGTGCTCGGACGGCGGAACGTTGAGGCACTTCTGTCGAGCCATCTCGAACAGCCCGTCGGCCTTCGCACCGATGTCGTTTCGTTCGTCGTTGAGTGCCGCGTGCAGAATCACGCCGGGGATGATGAACAGGGCGTAGGCGATGAACAGCCCAAAGTTGCGACCGCCGGTCTCGTAGTGCTGTCGAACGTCGATCGACTGTTGCGCAGCGAGCACCTCGCAGTTCTCGCTCGGCGACTCGGGTCGTCGGCAGTTCAGCTGTGGATCGTCGTCGCCGAGCTTCATCGAAGCACCTCCGAGCACCATGCCCTGTATCGAGCACTGCTCGCGCGGCCGAATCGGCAGCTCGGCCATGCACGAGGTCAGCGCCAACACGGTCACCACGCCCAGGATTCTTCTCATCGGCAGCCAGCGTAACGCACAATGCCCATCGATCGCACACGTCGGGATGCTCTCGCGCACGCTCTTTGTGCACGAATTTGTGATGACCGTCGCAGCGAGGACGAGCTCGTCGTGGCCGACAAGCTGCTCGGTCGCATCGAGCTCGGCGCCGATCGCTACGGCCCGCTCGATCTCTCGAAGGCGCGCGACTGGGATCGCGAGCTCGCCGAGGAGCTGCTCGACGTGCAGGTGTATCGCGCGATCGCGCAGACCCTGGGGCGTCGCGTATGACCAGCTTTTTATTTGCTCGTGCGCGTCCGGAGTGTGGACGGTGAGCGCATCTATCACGTCGATCCGTCCGCGGACATTGCCGCACAACCTCGACGCGGAAGCCTCCGTGCTCGGCGGCGTCATCCTCGACAACAAGATACTTGCGGGCCTCGACATGCTCGCGACCCACTCGTTTTACGATCCGAGACATCGCGTCACGTGGGACGCGATGCGCAATCTCCAAAGCGCCGGCCAACCGATTGACGTCGTGACGCTCGAGGCCGAGGTCGCTCGGATGGGCAAGCTCGACGCCCTCGGCGGGATGGCGTTCTTCGGCGAGATCGCGATGCGATGCCCAACGCCCGACAACGTGCTCGCGTACGCGCGGATCATTCGCGATCACGCGCTGATTCGCGAATCTGCACTCACCGGCGCCCGCATGGTCGAGCGCGCGTACGACTGGGAATATTCGGCAGACGAATTTCTCGGCGAGCACCTCGCGGACATCCAACGGATCGAGCGCGAGTATCGCGAGGCGAACGAGAAGCTGCCGATCATCACGATCGAGGACACGCTCGACGAGAACGAGCGCCTCGCGCGAACGCCGATCTTCGAGACGCCATTCCCTGAGCTCAACAAGGCGCTCGGGTTCGGCGGTCTTCTCGGCGGTCAGGTCTACTACCTCGCCGGCGGCACGGGCTTCGGCAAGACGAGTTGGATCGCGACGGTCGTGCGTGCGCACGCCGAAGCCGGTAGGCCGGCTCTCATCGCGTTCTGGGAGATGTTCGGCGGCTACTACACCGCTCGCATGTCGGCTCCGATCCTCGGGGTGCCGGCGACGCAGATCCTGCGCGGACATGTCGAGCGTCGAAGCATTTCGAATGTGTTTAGCGCGATGCCGGGCTCGATCGAGATGCTCGATTCGCCGTCGATGTCGGTGCTTCGTCGAACGGTCGAGCGAACAATCAGACTCGGCCGCGGTGCGCCGCTGATCGTCGTCGACTACATCCAGCTCCTCGGCGAGAAGGTGATGGCGACGATGCAGCGGCCCGATCCGCGCGTCGCCGCGGGGATGGCGAGCGCCGGACTCCGCGCGCTCGCGAAGGAGACCGGCTGCGCGATCATCGCGGTGTCGGCAGCCGGACGATCAGCGTCGAAGGATCTCAACAAGGACGTCCGGAAGCATCCGCCGCGTGACCTGATCGCCGCGTCGCGCGAGAGCGGATCGATCGAGTTCGATGGCGCCGGCGTGATCGTGCTCTCGATGCTCGATGAGATGGACGGCGACGAGCACATCGCGACGATGACTGTCGCGAAGGCGCGGTTCGGGATGACCTGCCACATTGATTCGAGGTTCGGCGGTCACTCCGGCGGCTGGCGAGAAATCGGTCGCGTTCAGAAGGTGACAACGATCGATTCGAAGCGGGACGACGGCTCCTTCCGACAGGAGATCCTGGCCGCCATCAAGAAGGCCGGCGGCATCGCTTCGAAGAACAAGATCTCGAAGCTCATCGGCCGCAACAAGACGTCCGTCTTGAGCGAGGTCGACGTGATGATCGATGCCGGGATCGTCATCTCCACGAGCGGCGGAATCTCGGTCGCCCAAGTGGTTCCGGAGGTGGTTCCAGCCCTTCTTCAGACCGCGATGCTGGAGTCCCAATGACTGCGCCTCAACTCGGTTTGTTCGAAACGCCGAATAGTGAGGAGTTTCGCGGTTCCAAACCGGTTCCGGAACCACCTGGAACCACCGAGACCAGGTGGTTCCGGAACCACCTGCCGAATTCCTCAATGATTCAAGGCGGTACAAGCATCGCCCTAAAGGGAACTGAAATCCTGGAACCACCTACCGAAAACAGACCCCTCTTGCAGGGGGAGAGTGATCGCTACGCTCTCTCCCCTGCTGATCAGAAGGGTCGTGGACCGGAACCGGACAGAAGCAGAGCTACCCCGGTTTCCACCTCCGGAACCACCTCCGGAACCACCCCTCAACTCCGCCCCTATCAGACCGCCGCGATCGAAGCGGTGGAGCGCGAGCTCGCCACCCATCGCAGCACCCTGCTCGTGCTTCCGACCGGCACCGGCAAGACGGTCGTCTTCGCGGAGCTCGCGCGTCGCGATGCGCTCGCCGGATCACGAACGCTCGTGCTCGCGCATCGCACCGAGCTGCTCGAGCAGGCCGCGCGAAAGCTCACCGACGTCGGAGTCACGTCGAGCATCGACCAGGGTCAACGTATCGGCTCACGGTGGGCGCAGGTGGTCGTCGGTTCGGTGCCGACGCTGCGAGGAGCTCGCCTGCATCGCTACCCGCGCGACTTCTTCGCCAAGCTCGTGGTCGACGAGGCGCATCACTCCGCCGCGAAGAGCTACGGCAACATCCTCGAGTGGTTCACCGGCGCGAAGGTCCTCGGCGTCACGGCCACGCCGGATCGCGCGGACGGCAAGGGCCTCGGCAAGATCTTCGAGACGCTCGCGTACTCGTACGAGATGCGACGAGCGATCGCGGACGGCTTCTTGTCGCCGCTCCGAGCCAAGCGCGTGCTCGTGAAGGACATCAACCTCGCGGCGGTGAAGAATCGCGCCGGCGACTTCGCGCAGGACGAGCTCTCGAAGGTCCTCAACGATGCGAAGGCCGTCGTCGGCGTCGTGGTGCCGCTGCTCGAGATGGCGGACCGCCGTCGCACGCTCGTGTTCGGCGTCGACGTCGCGCACGCCAAGGCGATCGCGCAGGCGATCAACGATCGGCACCCGGGCAAGGCGATGGCGCTTGACGGAACCGCGAACGCCGTCGAGCGCGCCGCGGTGCTGGCGCTGTTCAAGCGCGGAGCGTTCCAGTTCCTGTGCAACTGCGCGCTATTCACGGAGGGCTTCGACGAGCCCAGCATCCAGTGTGTGGCGATGGCGCGGCCGACGCAGAGCCGCGTGCTGTACACGCAGATGCTCGGTCGCGGCACGCGGCTCTTCGAGGGCAAGACCGACTGCCTCGTGCTCGACTTCGTCGGCAACAGCGGCAAGCACCGGCTGATCGGACCGGCGGATGCGCTCGCGGCCCGCGAGCTCGACGACAAGACCCGCGAGATCATCGAGAAGGATCTCGACGGGCAGCAGGACCTCGAGGACGTGCTCGCGCATGCCGAGGAGGAGGCGAAGAAGAGATCCCGCCGCGTGAACGAGCTCGCGATCGCCGAGTACCGCACGCGCGAGGTCGATCTGTTCCTGGGCGACCACATGCCGGACGTCGACCTCGATTCGGACGCGGCTAAGCGCCCCATGACCGACGTCCAGCGCGCCGAGTTCGACCGTCTCAAGCTGGGCAAGCCTCCGCAGGGGTTCTCCGAGGCGGAGGCGCACGCAATGTTCCTCGCCGTACGGAAACGGCGGGCGCTCGGCCTGTGCACTGTGGCGCAAGCCAGAGCGTTAGAGCGGGCAGGGATCGACACCAAGGGCATGAAGTTCGAGCGGGCGAACGAGCTGATCATCAAGATCGTCGGCGCCAACGCGTGGGGCCAGCCGTGGCGTGTGTTCAGCGGCGCTCCCGAGTACCGGCCCGGGAGGCGCTCGTGAAGAGCATGACGCCCAAGCAGATGGTCGCGGCGATCGCGAAGCTGCGTGCCGAGAACGCGCGGCTGAGGACGAAGCGCGCGAACGTTCTCGGCGGGAGCAAGGAGATCGACAGAGGCGGGTGGTGCTCGCCTCGCGCGTGGGCACAACGCGTCGGACCGTTCGATCACGATCCGTTCAGCAATCCGCGCTCGCACATCGTCAGCACGACGCGCTCGATGCTCGAGGACGGCGGCAACGGCCTGTTGAATCTCGACGCGGCCGGCTCCTGGCGCTGCGGAACGACGCGCGTGATCGGCTGCGCCGACGAGAACACGAGCACGTGGATACAACCGCCGTACGAGATCGTGCTCGCGGCGATCGCGCACTACGGCCACACGCGGTTCTGCGCCTTGCTTCGCTTCGATCCTTCGACGGAGTGGTTTCGTCGGCTCTATCGCTTGACCGCGCTGGTGTGCGTCCCACGCCAGCGCATCGACTTCGAACCTCCGCCGGGCGTGAAGGCCTCGAAGAACCCTTTTCCGCACGCCCTTTACTACGCACGCGAGAGCGACGCCACGCCGGCCGTCCTTCGCGCGTGCGTCGCTTGGAGAACCGGCAATGGCACGTAGACAGCTGCAGATCAAAGGCACGGAACGCAAAGAACACCCCGAGGTCGAAACCGCGGCCGACTCGTATCGCGAGGCTCGCGACGATCGGATGGAGCTCACGAAGAAGGAGAAGCAGAAGAAGCTCGAGCTCATCGCCGTGATGCAGGCGCACAAGCTCAAGAAGTACAAGTTCGATGACTCCGAGGGCGAAGAGCTCTGCGTCGCGATCGAGGACAAGATCGACGTCAGCGTTCGCAAGACCGGCGACACCGCGAGCGAGGTCGGTACCGGCGTCTCGTCGGGCGACGGTGAAACGGGCGGCATCTCGCAGGGCCTCATCGACCAGGCGCTGAAGGCGCAGGACGACATGAACGTCGAGGAGACCGCGGGAGGCGACATCGTCGTTCCCGACAAGGCCGCGCCGAAGACCAAGCGCAAGGCGAAGAAGAAGTGAGCGAAACCTCGGTCACGATCCATCTGGTTCCCGGCGACACGGCACCGCGCTACGACGGAGGCATCGTCGAGGCGGAGCTGCAGCACGTCACGATCACCGAACAGGGCACGCAAGCGCATCTGCCGATCGTGGACATCGTCGCCGTGTTGCCCGATGGCAACCGCGTCCTGATCGCCTGCACCGGTCGTGTCGTCAACATGATCAGCGCAGCCGTGAAGGGCGTGAACGTGCGCAACCACGGAGTCGCGGAACCATGAGCGATCCGGCCGACAAGGGAGCCGAGCGCGAGACTCGTCCGCATGCGTGCACCAAGCGCACGTGGTGCATCGAGCTCGTCGACCATGTCGGCCCGTGCATCGAGGTTCCGCGCGAGAAGCACACGACGCCGAACTACGGACCGAGGCGCGCATGATCCTCGGCGTCGACACCGGCAATCGCACGTTCGGGTGGGCCCGCTTCGATCATGAGAAGCGACGGTTTGATGGCATCGGCGCGATCGAGCTGCCGAACGACAAGGCGCTGCAGAAGACCGACGACCAGGCCGATCGCGTGATCACGATCGGCGGACTGCTCGTGGACGTCGTGCGCGACTGCGACATCGTGGTCGTCGAGCGCATGAGCTTCCCGCCCGGCGGTCAGGTGCCGATCGCGCTCGGCTTCGCCGTCACGGTCGGCGTCGCTCGCGCGGCATCGCATCGGCCGGCGGTCTACACGGTCAAGCCGCAGACATGGCAGCGCGCGGTGCTGCCGAACAGCGGCAAGAAGGTTGATTACGAGGAGCTTGAGCTGCTGGTCGGCGAGTACGTGCGGCGCGATCAAGCATCGGCGATCGCGCTCGACTCGCTCGCTCCCGCGCTCCGCAACCACGCGCTAGATGCCGCGGCGATCGCGATGATGGGCGCGTTTCGCCTGAACGAGTGCCGACTCGTCAAGGAACGGGTGCTCGCATGAGCCGCGTCGATCGCAGGAAGCGTCACGCGACGGGCGTCATGGGTCGCAACGGCACCACGCCGATCGAGATCAAGAACCTTGAGCACGCGATCGCCGAGCTCACGAGCGCTCGCGAGGAGCTGATGCGCATCGATGCGGCGCAGCTCCGAGGTCTCGACCGCGTGCACGCTCGCGTCGAACCGATCGCGAGGCTCGTGCTCGTGCGCAGGTACATCGACGAGATCGCGAAAGGCGCCACGTGATGAACCTCGACACGTGGACGCTCGATCCGGTGTTCGGATGCAGAATCTGGACGGGCAAGCTGAGTGACAACGGCCGCCCGGTGATCTGGCGCGGGTCGTCGCCGCAGAGCGTGATTCGCATCGTGATGGGCACGATCAAGCCCGAGCACGTTCCAGATCACCTGTGCCGCAACATCGTGTGCGTGTATCGCGAGCACCTCGAGGCCGTGACGAAGGCCGAGAACGAGCGGCGCAAAGGCATGAAGTATCGGATGAAGCGAGCGAAGTGTCCGCACGGTCATCGACTCGACGAGGCGACAAGGATGTTGACGCCGACAGGCGGTGTGCTGTGTCGGATCTGTCATCGAGAACAACAAGCAGGAGAACGAGCATGAGCAAGACGATCAGTGAAGTGATGCAAGAGCTACTCGACGCAACCTCTGCGGCAGTGCAGCGCTGCGAAGGGACGACCACGGAAGCGTTCACGCGCGCGTACGCGACGCTCGAGTCGACGACGAGCCCATCGTTCGGCACGAGCACAGCGAGCAGCGCAGGCGTTCGTGAGCTAGGTGCGATCGGCGCGCCGGCACCGGGTGCCTGACCACCCCATTCGGGCCGGGTAACCCCCTCGATGGGGTAGGACCTCGGCC